TTGAATTAGTATTATAACGCAGTGTAAAGGGATTTATTGTAATACTATAATTTTCGGCATAATTTGTAGGACTGACTTCAAAGAGTGTGATTTGCTGGACGCTTGTTGAATTTGTGAATTTTATGGTTGCGAATGTATTGTCCCCTGTGTATGTGTTATTTGCGTTCTTAAGGGGGACGTTAGCAGATAGTGCTGAATCAGAAATTGATTGATTTGGTAAAGTTAGAGTCCCTGTAAATATTGGTGAATTTAAAGTTTTGTTTGTCAGTGTGTCTGTAGTGTTTCTGCCGACAAGTGTATCGGTTGAGGTAGGTAATGTGAGCGTTCCTGTATTCACTATAGTTGAAATGACAGGGGAGGTGAGGGTTTTATTAGTGAGGGTATCCGTTGAGGTTCTTGAAACTAAAGTATCAGTTAAAGTTGGTAAGGTAAGAGTAAAGGAAGCAGTTGGTTTAATTTGTGCGATTACAGGTGTTGTGAGCGTTTTGTTTGTCAGTGTGTCTGTAGTTGCTCTGCCGACAAGGGTATCTGTTATTGTGGGTAGTGTTAAAACTGCAGTCCCATTTATTATCGTTCCCGTTGGTATGGATACCCCACCATTGAAGGTATTGAGTGCTGTGAATGTGTTGTTAGCATTCTTAAGGGGGACATTAGAACTCAGATATGAATCTTGTATTGCGTTGTTATAAAGTGTGAGCGTGTTTGGTATAGTTAAACCACCATTGAATGTATTGAGTGCTGTGAATGTGTTGTTAGCATTCTTAAGGGGGACATTAGGACTCAAATATGAATCTTGTATTGCGTTGTTATAAAGTGTGAGTGAGTTTGGTATCGTTAAACCACCATTGAAGGTATTGAGTGCTGTGAATGTGTTGTTAGCATTCTTAAGGGGGACATTAGGACTCAAATATGAATCTTGAATTGCTTGATTATAAAGTGTGAGCGTGTTTGGTATGGATACCCCACCATTGAAGGTATTGAGTGCTGTGAATGTTTGAATTTGATTGAGATAAGCAATTGGTGTGGCGGGTATTATAATTACCCCATTAATAACAATATCTTGAAATTCCTCAGTTCCCTGGGCTATGGGAAAATTCAGTTTTTCTTGTTCTTGATTATTGAATTGTGTGGTATCGAAAATGGGGGGTTGATTTTTAGGGGGGTTATATGCTGACATTAGTTAATATATCTAAAGATTATATTTAGATATATTCAGTCTTAATTTTTGTCTATACATATTATAATGCCGAGAAAAAAAGCAGAACCAATTGAGGATAAAAAGGTGATAAATTTCTATGAACGAATTCCGAAAAAATTTTTACAATCTGCTGATAACCCAAATTATGATCTTCACCACATGAATATTCCCTGCAGGGTAGTATTGAATGCTCCCTCTGGTTCAGGCAAAACCAATTTCCTATGTAATTTATTATCTCTATTTTGCAGAGGAAATGGGACATTTCAACATATCTGGATTATTACCAAAAACGCTGACGAACCGATATATAATTGGTTAAAATCTATAGACGAAGCATTAGTTATCAAAGAGGGACTTCATAATCTGCCTCCACTCGATAAAATGGATAAGAAGGTCAACAACCTGGTAGTTTTGGACGATATGCAGAATGAGAAGGATTTATCAGTTGTAGAAAATTATTATATTCGTTGTCGTAAGGTCAACTGCAGTATTTTCTTTTTATCGCAGAACTTTTTCCGTGTGCCGAAATTAATTAGAAATAACTGCTCGTATTTAATTATATTGAAATTATCAGGAGACCGGGAAGTCAATATTATTTTAAAAGAGAATGGGATTGGAGTGTCAAAAGAACAATTATTGAATATGTATCGTTATGCTACAAATGAGAAATTTAGTCCTCTGTTAATTGACTGCGAGAATGCTGACATGACAAAGAAATATCGCAAAGGGGTATTTGAATACTTAAATCCTCTAGATTTTTTATAGATTAAGATTTCATGTTTTTAAGTGGGTATATGGGAGGGAAGGGCGGTCGTAAGTCGTAGGTCGTAAAATCTTTTTTGCCCTTTTTTAAAAGGTTTTATAAAAAATGATATATAAATATTTTTTATAAAAATATAATTCTTCTAATTTTTCTATAGACTTTTAAAATATAGGTAAAACTATTTTACGACCTACGACTTACGACCTTTTATATAATGTATCTATATCTATATATAATTTTATATCTCTTCACTTGATTCAGGTTCAGGCTCAGATTCTACCACCTCTACCTCTGACTCTGGTAGTGGTTCAAAAGGAATCCCTTCTGGTATAGGTATCTCTTCTAGTAATGGTTCAGGTTCAGACACTATAGCAGATACCGACTCCTCCTCATACTCTGGTAGTGGTTCAATAGGAATTTCTTCTAGTATAGGTTGTGGTTCTATTTTTATTAATTGTGAGGGTTGTGGTTGAGTATATATTCGGGTATAAAATTTAGGCTCATTTTTTCTGGGTGTATAAAACGGCATATATATCATTATTGAGATTATAATTTCTAAATAAATATATATAATGCCATATAAGATTCGCAAGTTGCCGAAGAAGAATGAATATCGGGTTTATAATCCTGAGACAAAAGAAATTCATTCTTATCATACTTCACTTGATAATGCTGAGAAACAAGTTCGATTGCTATACATGAAACATAATGAGAAAATATCTGGTAAGGGTTCTGGGGCTTCAAGGGAATCAGGGGCTCCAAGGGTTCCAACTAATTCTGAACTTCTTGCCGATTTTCCAGACGACGAGTTTTTTAACGTCAATTTTGAAGACGACGAATTTATTGACGTTAGACCAACTACACCAACAATTGGAAGTCATAGAAACGAAATAGTAAAACAAAAAGTAGCAGAACTTTTTGAGAGAAAAAATATTGACCCTGAGGAAAATAAGGAAACTGAAAAATTAGAAAGAAGAAGTATACAAGCATATGCGTTAGGTATAGATTTAAATCCTGCAGAACCTTATATGAAAAGAGATTTGCAAAAATATATAAATAGAAGTAAAAAATATTTTGAAAATTTTATGAAAAACGATCCAATGGATAGGTTTATATATAATAGTGGAGAGATTCCACAACATTTAAGACAAAGAATAGAAAGGGATCACACAGAGATTATGACTTCAATCGGTGTTTTCAATATAAATTTTCTTGACCCTAATCACCCTATAAAAGCACCTGATTATAATGTTGCTGATACGATTGAACCTATAATATTAGATATTTTTAATTTTAAAAATGAATTAAAAAAAATTAAAAACCCACAATTAGCGCCACAACAAGAGATTAGAGAAGCACCACAAGAAGAAATTAGAGAGGCTGAAATTAATGGTATTGGATTGCCTGCTGGTGATTTGAAAGAGCTACTAAGTCGTTCTTATAATAAGAAACCTAGTTCATTCGGGGATTACAAATTAGATTCTCAGTTATCGGGTCAGCGAGGTCAAGTATACTATAATGAGAAAATGAGGAAAGCTGTTGTCGTCCATAGGGGCACAAAGGGGGTACAAGACATGATTACTGACATACGCTACACTTTAGGTGATAAATCGGGTAGGAGATTTAAACATGCAAAAAATATTCAAGAACTAGCAAATGCAAAGTATGGTAAGGAGAATGTGATTACTGCGGGCCACTCTTTGGGTTCCGTCTTGGGGGAAACAGCAGTTAGAGGCAAAGATCAAGAATTAATTACATTAAACAAGCCAGTGGGTCTTGCCGATATTGGTAAAACTATTTCAAAGAAACAGACTGACATAAAGACAGAGAGAGACCCCGTTTCATTCTTGAGGGGAACTCAGAAGGGAAATGCTCCTCTTGTTATTAAATCAACTTCATACAACCCCCTAGCAGAGCACTCTACCGAGACTTTAGGGAGGGTGGACGAAAGCGATATTATTGGTGAGGGAGTTTCAAAAACTTATCTTTCTAATATATATAATATGCCAAAAGTTTCAAGCACTAGCGAATTTGTTTATATTCCTCAAACAAAACAACAAATATTCGGTACTGGTATGTCTGCACCTAAGTATGGCCCTCATACAGGTATTGTAAAACAAGTTCACTTCAAGGGTGTTGGTGTTTGTTGTGGCAGGGGTATCCCTGCTCCGCCTTCCCGTAAGATAGCTGTTAATCTATAAAAACGATTTCATGAAATTGAAACAAAAATTTAAATGAAAACCATATAAAAATATCTAAATCTATATTAATAGAACAATGCCTCCAAGTGAAGCCCAAAGACGAGCAACCAAGTTATGGCGTGAACGAAACTATGAGAAATATTATAACAATGTATTAGCGTACAAACGCAAACATTATGAAGATCATAAAGAATTTTATACTAACAAAAACACTCAATATCGAACTTACAAAAGGGAATTTGATTATAATTATATATCGAAAATATTTATGAAAATCTTAATATAGATTTTATTTAGGAGAATTTTGGGCTTTAGAAAATTTCATATAAAAATCTATTTTTTTATGAAATCTGAAAAATTGAATTATTAATAAAATAAAAAATTGAATTATTAATAAAATAATTAAGTAAAAGGGTTTAAAAATAAAATCTATATCTATATATATATTAAGAATGACTGACTTTAAGAAAAACCCCCTCTATCTAAAAAAGCAAAAGAAATCACTATTTGTTGATACTGGTTTTGAGTATAAAGAATATCCTGATATCCCACTTGTATTGGGATTTTTAGAAAATAAAATGGGAGTCAAACTACGTAAGAAAATGGCTGAATATTATACTGACGAACAGACACATTATACTTCATATATTAAAAATGTTGTATTTGATATGAATAGTGAATATGGGGGATATATTCCCATTACCTATTTTATGAGTAAGACTGGGTGGGGACGTATTAATGCGGATAGGAGTTTATCTATGAATGTGTTTCACCGCCCTACTCGCCATGCGTTTGCTTCAAAAAATTATATAGATTTTGATATGGTTAATTGTCAAATCCAACTATTATATGAACTTGCAAAGAAAGCTAATTTATCTACTGCAGGATTAAAAGAGTATTGTGCGGATAGTAAGGCTATGCGTAGAGGAATTGCCTTTCATTATAATCTGAAAGATATAAAAAATGAAGACGGGACTATACTAACCGCATACGAACAAGCCAAGAAATTACCGATTCGGTTAGCCTTCGGTGGTGGATTGTCTCAATGGAAGAAGGATTATCATGTAGGGGATATGATTGACTCACCCCTTGTGCTTAAATTACAAGCGACAATTTCCCAACTATGTGAGAAAGTATGTGAAGTCAATCAACATATTTATAATGATTTATTGAAATATTCTACCTGCTGGAAAGATAAGAGTGAAGACGAGAGGCAACGTTCTTTGCTTGCTAATTACGCTCAAACATGGGAGCGAGTGATTCAAGAAGAATGTATAGCTCATTTGATTCGTACCTATTCACAGGTTCACATTGAAGATATTATTTCTTGTCAAGACGGATTTATGGCATTGAAGGGTCAAATGAGTGATATTAACACTTCTATTTTACAAGAACAATTTATGAAAATTATTTTGAAAAAGTTTGATATTATTATGAATTGGGAAATCAAACCATTTGACGAGGCAATCTCAATACCCCCCTCCATGAATCCTACTGAAACAAATGAAATTCTGGTAAAGATTCAGAAAGAATCGGAATTATTAAAAGAACAAACAACTGAATTAACTGATTTTAAAATTCCCGAACCCCACGATTATTCTATTGCAGAGGATTTATATTTCAAATATTGTTTTGCTGAGAGTGAAACAAATAAAATAAAAGAAAATCAAATCATTGTTTCAAGTGGTAGAAAATCCCAACCTGAATGGTATTATTTCAAAAATGGGAAATGGGAGTGTTCTACAACCAACACATTCTTACGAGAAATAATATCTAACGAATATATTAAACCCTTTGAAAATCAAATAAAATTGATAAATGAAAATATATCAATACTCAAAAAACAGATTGTTGGTTCTAAAATTAGTAAAGAAGCAGACGCTGAGATAGAAGCAGAAATAAGAATACTTCAAGGAAAAATATACTCTATTGAAGAGATTACCAAGAAATGCAAGAGTTCAGGTGGGAAAGATAATATCATGAAGGAATTATTTGATAAATGCGAAGTTCAAAAATTCGTAGATAAATTAGATCTAAACCCCTATTTATTATGCTGTAAGAACGGGGTTGTTGATATTAAAAATCGCATTTTTAGAGAAGGGAAACCCAGTGATATGTGTTCTATATCTACAAATATTAATTATATAGAAGAACATGCAGACAAAATCAAAGAGGACGCCATGGATTTCTTTGAGAAAGTATTTCCCTTTGAGAGTCAACGTGAATATATGTTTAATCATTTGGCTTCTTGTCTTATTGGTTCTAATATGAATCAAGCAATGAATTATTATATTGGTAAGGGTTCAAATGGTAAATCCCTTCTTGTTGAATTAATGGGACTTATTATGGGTGATTATAAAGCCTCAGTACCTCTTTCATTAATTACACAGAAAAGACAGACAATAGGGGGAACTTCCAGTGAGGTTGCCTGTTTACGGGGAACTAGATATGCTGTTATTCAAGAGCCGTCTGTAGGGGATACTATTAATGAAGGTGTTTTCAAAGAACTAACAGGTGGCGACCCTTTGACTGCAAGGGGATTATTTAAAGATCCTATCACATTTACACCCATGTTTAATCTTATTATTTGTGCGAATTTGTTTCTCAATATTAAAAGTAATGACGACGGAACTTGGCGACGAATCAAGGTTATTGAATTTTCTTCAAAGTTTGTTGATAATCCCGTTTTAACCAATGAAGAAGAATTCAAATATCTGAAAGATACCAAATTAAAAGAAAAAATGGTTGACTGGGCTGAATATGTTTTATATTTATTAGTTCAGAAAGCATATGAAACCCAAGGAATTGTGGGGTCTTTTGAAATGGTGGATTGTGCGACTGAAAGATACAGACTCTCACAGGATAGAATCGGTCAATTTATCAAGGATTGTATCATATTTGGGGATATATCAGAGAAGGAAACCAAAGAAACATTATCTAGTGAATTTAAACACTGGTTTGAGCTTAATTTTAAATATTCAGTAAAAGCCAAAGAATTATTTGATAGATTAGAAACCCATGGTCTTTCTTCAAACTCTACTACATTCTTCGGATTAAAAATAAAGAATTATTTAAATAGTACTGAAGAAGTGGTTTCTAATGAGGATATATTTATAGAAGCTTTTAATAATTCTTTTGAACTCACAAATGATTTCAAAAAGGATTTCATAAAGTGTTCTTATATTCAGGAATGGGCGAAGAATAGGGGTCTCAAGATTGATAGTAGTAAACAAATTAATGATATTCTATTATCTTCTTTTGGGTTTAATACTAAGAATAAGGATAGGTATAGAGATAAAAAAATTGAAGGGAAGGGTATCCGTTGCTGGTGGGGTATTAAGTTGAAACCTCAGCCTCCTGAGAGTATAGAGGGGGCAGATACTGATAGCGAGGGTTCTATTTAATATTATTAAATTATTTAGATATAGATATAGATACATTATATAAAAAAGTCGTAAGTCGTAGGTCGTAAAATAGTTTTACCTATATTTTAAAAGTCTATAGAAAATTTAAAGGAATTATATTTTTATAAAAAATATTTATATATCATTTTTTATAAAACCTTTTAAAAAAGGGCAAAAAAGATTTTACGACCTACGACCTACGACCGGCCCTCAACCCTATATACCCCCATAGTATGAAATCTTAATCTATAGAGTCAGATTCAATAATCGACTTATAAGATCATGGGGAATTCTTGACCTCTCCTCTGCGTTCCCACGGGAGAATGTTATATAAATTTTTTTATTTGCTTTTTTACTTTTATGATATTTAATAACATAACTATCTTCAGGCATAATAGGCATTTTTTCATTTTCCCATAATTTAACATTAGACCATATATGAGTAGGTTTTGGAAACCCCCAATTATTATAATTTGCGTAATATACTAAAACTCTAGAACTATTTGTTTTTGTTATAAAATCTTGAAAAGGAGGAAACCATGTTAACAATCCCCTTGGATTTTCAATAAACCATACTCTAGGATTAAAATATTCAATTATTTCAATAAGTCTTAAAATCATATTATTTGCAAATGTTGCCTTCTCCTGGTGTTCGTTATTCAATCCATATATACTATTTTTTGTTCTATATTTACCCCCAGTGGCTAGAGACCAAGTCGTACAATCAGGGGAAGCCCATATGGTATCAAAATGATTAGGAGGGTATATTGTATAATCCCATTTTAAAATATCTTCAGTGTGTGTAGCATTAAATTTTTTATTATAATCTAAACTAATGACTTCATAATCCTCATTTTCAAATACTTTACCAACTGATTTTGTCCCACAAAATAATTCTAATAATCGTTTAGTCATATTATATATTTATTAATGAGACAATAAAATAATAATTTATTTTTATATAAATATTAAAATAAATAAAGAAGTTTAGTTAAAATTAATATCTCTATTAACATATATATGCCCCTCTTTACTAAAGAAGATTTTCTGAAACCAGAAGTAGGTCAACGTCTGTCAGTCATTACCATGTCAAAGTTAGAAAAGAATGTATTGATACCCTTTAATAAATTAATCACAAAAGAAAAAAAGAAATTCAATCAAATAATGAATGAATATATAGCTACTTTAGGGGAAGATTGGGAAGAAACATTAATAAAAGATTTCAATGAAGTATGCAATCTAGAACTCTTTGATACTGAAAACTTTTTCAAAGCAGAGAATATTCCCACTCAAGTAGGTGAATGCGAACTCATATTGACAGACGAACAGAAACAATTTGAAGAGGACATGAAAGACCCTGTCAAAAAGGCGCTATGGGAAGAAAACCTAAAGGTTGAAATACTAGAAGCCGAAAGAAAAGCGTTTGAAGAGGGTAGAGTTCACATTATGCCTAAATCCGAAGACGAAGTCAAAGTCGAAGAATCAGAAACAAATACTTTAGAATAAATTGGATAAATTATAATATAAGTATGTATTATATAATGAATCCGTCATGGGTGAAGACGCAATCCGACAGAAATAAGGTTTATCGAGAATACATGGCAAGTCTAAAATTACAAGAAGACAATATTGAGAAGACTGCAAATGCTCTCAAAACGAAAGATCTAACAGGACAAGTTCCTTCAAGACCTACGGACACTCGTACAACCAGTGAGAAATACATGGATATTTTTAGACTGCGAAACGAGTTAGAGAGTGGGTTATCTGCTATTATGTCGCCAGACGAGGCAGGCAGAGTGGTAGGTCAATTGAATGAGGACGAGATACAATTTGGTCGTACTCAATTACAAGCAATAATTAAAGATTTGAAACCACGATTTGAGTTGGGTGTCCCCTCCGCAGTCTTTGTAAATTATTTGAGAAAATTACTTCAAAAATTCATAATAACAGAGGGCGTAGAGAACGCTATAGGTCAACAGGCAGGAGGTGCCCCCCCTTCGGGTGCTTTATTTGCTTCTTTTGACGATATAACTCAAGCAAGAAACAATTTACAAAATCTTCAAGAAGCAATATCAAGGGCGTATTCTGAATTGAATGAAGCCAGCTCTAGAGAAAATCTTAATGCTTCTAGAGTTAGAGGTCCTGCTTATGGGCCCCAAGTTCCTCCTGTTGAGTCTAACGCATTAGTTCCATATAATAGACTAAATTCAGAAATACAAACTCTTCTAGATTTAATACCTACAGCAGACGAATTAAGACAAATATCTCAAATAAGTAATCCAAATCAAAGAAGTATCATGTATGAAGCACTTACTGATATTGAACGCTTTTTCCCTGATAGTAATATAATAACCAGGATTATGAATGACTTAATAGAAGCAGAACAAAGAAACGATATAAATCAAATAAATGATATTTTGCAAGATATTTTTAATTATATTAATGTTTCTCAAGATCAAAAAGACGCATTAAAACAAATTAAAGATTCAATAAGTAGTGAAGAAGAACAGCAACTAGAAAGTCAAGCAGGAGGACGTAGAGTTGAACGTACAGGGGAAAAAATAATTATTCGCAGACCAAAAAAACCAAAGCAATCAGAACAACAACTTACAGAACAACAAAAATCACCTATAAAAAGTTTTAGAAATGCAGAAAGTATTTTATCTGATAGTGATAATAAAAAATTAGAATCAGTTGAATATAAACCAATACCAAGAGAAGTATTTATTAAATTATCGCAAATGAAAAAAGAAGGCTATATTGCAAAGGCACTTCTAGCAGGAGATATACCTGAAGGTTCATATGGTCTAGTAAATGAAAAAGACGCAAATGGTAATTATTATAGAACAATATTAACACCAAAATTGGTATTGACAAATTTCAGGGAAAATCCTGAAACAGGAACGAAAAGAAGACCACGCCATACTTCAAGTCAACTGATTGATATATTTGATAGTTATTTAGAAGGAAAATTAACAACACAAGAACCAATAGAAGAATTTTCAGGTAAACCCACAAATATCCCCACTTCAAGCAGTTCTCTAGTATCAGGACAAACAGATACTTCTAGAATGTCTGAAGAAGCTTTAACAGGTACAGCCCCTATAACTTCATATTTCCCTCCCCAAAAAAAAGAAAAGAAAGGCAAAGGTATCAGAGGTAGAGGACTTGCCCCCCAAAGACGCAATAGAGTAGAAGGACGTATTGAATCCGAACCTGAACCACGCAGTGTTTACTCATTTGCTCCCTTTGGTCGTTATATAATTAATACAAATAAATTACAAAAGTGTATTCTTACCATAAATACGAAAACAGGAAAATCTCTATCAAATTTGAAATCTAAATTAATCACAAAAAAACTGACAGAAATATTTAAAGAAATCGCAAAGGGAAAGGAGATTACAAATGAAATGACAGACAGACTGACAGACGACGAGATTGATACACTTTATAATACACTGAATGAATGTCATTTGCTTTCAAAATATAACACTCCTACGAGTCAAGACATGTCAAAAACTGAAAAAGAATTACAACGCTTCCTAGTTCTCAAGGGGCAAATTTCTGCGGGTAATAATAATGAGGCAGTAGTAAGGGAGTTCAAAGCACTTTTATTGAAATATATGAAAAAAGGACAAATACCCCGAACCGAAGGATATGATATATTAGAAGAATTACTAATATTGGGATATTAAAATCTATTATTATGATATAATGGACGGCAATTATCCTTGGAAAGTAAATCACCAAAGTTTACCTAATGACGCAGTAAAAGGCATGGTTTCAGATTATAAACAACCAATATTTAGATCAGGAGGTAATCAAGTTCCCTATTATTTAGGGATTCAGGGGAACTATAAATCTCCAGTGGGATTACCAGTTTTCGCAAAAACACCAGTTGAGAAAGTTTTAACCCAACAAGTAAAGAAATTAAACGAAGACATTAGACCTTCTTATCTTTTTGCTGATTTTTAATACAAAAATAAATTTTAGGAAATATTATATCTCAATACTATATAATATGTCCTCAACCATTGTCATAAATCAGTCTAATCTCGTAGCCGACGGATATAACAATACCTTCATATACCGATTTCCCAATTCAGTCCAATTCAGAGATAGCGAGATAGCCATATCAAGTTTATGTATGTATTTCTCCTGGGCTAACATAACGCCAATTTATCAAAATCAAGTTTTTACTTATACATGGGTTGTAGGAACAAGTCCCACTACATACACAATCACAATTCCAAGCGGGTTGTTTGAAATCGCCGATATAAACAACTATTTTCAGTATGTTATGATTCAAAATGGTACATATCTGATAAACCAAGCAGGGCAGAACGTATACTATGCCGAGTTCCTTGTTAACCCTAATTCATATGCAATTCAATTGAATACATTCCCAGTCCCCACTTCATTACCAAGCGGATTTACACAACCAGTAGCAAACCCTGCAACGGGTGCAGCTGCCTTCCAAGGGTATCCCACTACAGCCACAAATTTAAGAGTTCAAATACCAGCCACTAGTTATTTTTATAAGATTGTAGGATTTCCTTCACCATTTGATACGGGTTCTTTAATCTTAGGACAAAATGCAAGTTTTCTCTCAACAATTGCCCCGCAAGTCCAACCCAATCCTTCAATTTATGTAGCAATCTCGAATATTAGCAATAATTATGCGAATCCTTCAACCATAATTTATTCAGTTTCGCCAAACGTCGGGTTCGGTGAGAAAATAATTGAGAAACCACCTGAATTTACATGGAACCGCTTATTATCAGGAACTTACAGCGAACTTCGTCTGCAGTTTTTAGGAGTTGATTTCTCACCAATTCAATTGCTTGACCCCAATATTTCAGTGTTGGTATGTATACGAGAAAAACCAAAAGAAATTGGCTATAGTAAATAAATTAATTAATTTACCACTTAATAATTTTCTCAAGATAATATATATATGGCAGATATTACCCCACAATATTTAGACAAACTCTATGAGGATATTCATAGGGAACAATTGAATCTCATGAATAAACTTAAAAATCGCAACCCTACAGAACCCGATATTGAAAAAGAAATTATTAAACAGACTTCGATTTATAATATCTTAATGGTAAATATTCTGAAATTAAAGAATATCAAAACAAAAGCACTTTTAAAAAATATCGCATAGATATATATATGAACGCATACGTAGGAGGAGGAAGAGTGATTAAGAGACCATGTATTTCAGGCGGAGGATCAAGTGTACTATTACGAGGACCAAACATTGGTTCTTTTAATTCGGCTACTATATCAGCCCCTGATAAATTGGCTGGTTCTGGTATTTCCCGAAGTTTAGGGAATAAATTGAATAATTTGGTTGTCAAACCCCTTTCAAAAAAACCCAAGAATATTGTCTTTGATATTTAGGGAGGTTTAAATCTTTAGAAATATCAATTTTCAAAATAATATATTATCAATTTTCAAAATAATATATTATCAATTTCAAAAAAAATATATTTTAATACTATATACAATGAGCGACAGCATTATCTACGACATGGCGGAACAGACACAGGGGTCTCCCAATATTTTTCTTAAGAAAGACTGGCTCTCAATTCTTGATAACCAGAACAACTCGTATACTGGAAACCAGTGTGTCATTGAGACAAGTGCCCTCTCAAACAATAACAAGTATTTAAATTTTAGAGAAGCTTACTTGAGCGTCCCGATACTAATGACTCTGACTGCCCCAACGGCAACTGCAAGCCCTTTCGCCCCAGCAGCAGCAGCCACTAGCGCTGATTGGGCTGTAGGTCTAAAAAACTGGTATGGGTCAGTAATTCACTCAATCTCTGTAGATCTAGGAGGTTCTACTATTATCCAACAGACTTCTTTCGCCAACATGTGGAACGCATTTAAATTGTTAACCACTCTGTCATTCAACGATATTCACACACAAGGAGCCAGCATTGGATTTTTTCCTGATACTGCTGGCAGTGTTTCTTATACAAGTGCTGTATTGACTGGAGGAATAGGTACCCAAAATAATAACAACGCTGGCGCTGTGATAATTCCAACAGGTGTTCTTAATCAACTCGAAATATCAAATGACGGATATACTCAACGCCAAAAATACTGGAATTTTGACCCAGAAGCTGCAACCATGATTGGTGGAGACCTTTTTTCTTCTCTTATCTCTACAGCAAATCTTAACAACTCATACAAATCTTATATTTTTAATAAAATCAGTGGTGTTGCGAATACTAACCCTGGTGTATGGCAAGCCCATATCATGGCGACAATTAAATTAAAACATATTCATAATTTCTTTGAAAAAATCCCTCTTGCCAAAGGTTTGTTCTTTAGAATGACCCTCACTCTTAACCAACCTTCAGTCCAATTCAGTTCTGCTGCTGCTGGTGGAAATCTTACATTAGTAGGTGTCTCTGTTCCCAGTGGGGGGGTGAGCCCGTTAATGATTACAAGCGCCGTTGCTAGTTCAGGCGGGGTTGCTGCTTTCCCAGTCAATACAGGTGCTACTACATACACTCTATCCTTGGCTGTAGGTGCTCAAGTATTGAATTCTACTCAAGCAGGAACTACAGGTGTCGCTCAAGGGCCACTCGCAAGAGGAGTTCAACTCTATATCCCAGCATACAGCTTCAGTCCCATGTTTGAAAGCGCCTACTTGAGCTCTCCCGTCAAAAATATCGTATACACTGATATTTACCAATATTTGATTCCTGGTATTACTGCAGGTCAGAATATTAACCAATTGATTACCAACGGAATTTCCTCATTGAAATCAGTATTATGCATTCCTTTCTACACGGCGGCTTCCAATGGAAATATTGACCCAATCTTATCCCCATATGATCCTGCTGGTTGTGGCCCAACCTCACCATTCTGCTTACCAGGAAATTTCAACGTAGTGGTAAGCGGACAAAATGCCATATACAACTCACAAATGCGATCATTCGAGGCGTTCAACCACAATCTATATGGTTGCCACTCTACCAATGGAGGACAGACTGACGGACTGACAAGTGGTCTTCTTTCTCAATTTGATTTCGAAACTGAATACTGCTATTACTATGTCAATGTTGGACGCATGTTAGATATCGAGCAAAGTGTCCCTAAGTCGGTTTCTATTATCGGAACCAACTACTCTGCCAAGGCAATCAATATGTACGTGTTTGCCGAGTATGGAGTCCAGGTGGGAATCGATATTCTCAGCGGTGCCCGCACTCAATAATTAATCAACTGGTTAACAACCTTATTATCATAACAAAATAACAAAAAAATAAAAGTTTAGGAATTGTCATAATATTCTATATTATTATCTTTTATAATATTATAGAATGCATAGTCTTGAAATGAAAATGCCTTCTGCGAGAGTAATGTCAAAAATGCGAAACGGACATAAAGTGAGAGTTAGTAAGGGTACTGGGTTTAACGTTATGTTAACACCCAACTCATATTCTCAAATAACCAAATCTTTTGATAAGGGGAAGGGTTCTACACTTCAATTATCGGGTGAAGAAATCATGGCAAATAAAGAAGTTGAAGGTGGTGCTCTTTTCAAAGATATTAAACGAGGATTCAAGAAACTCGGAAAAGAACTTAACAAGGCAGTTGCCCCTGTTGCTGAGAAAGTTGCCCCCATTGCTGAAAGGGCCGTTGAGGTAGCCTCACCTGTTGCTCGTAAAGTGGCAAATAGAATCATTAAAGAAGCGCAAGATAAGGGTGTACCCTTGGCGAAAATGGCTCTCAAAGAAGGAATCAAACAAGGTGTTAAAATTGCACCAAAAGCGTTGGCGTCGCTCGCTATAGCGTCAGGTAATCCCGAATTGGCACCTGTAGCAATGGCACTTGGTAAACCCCTATCTGAACGAGCAGGTAAAGCACTCTCAAAACAAGTTGATAGAATCCCTGAAAAGAAAACCCAAAAACCTCCTAGAAGATCACCCCCTTCTATTGCACCTAGAACACCAGTTTTACCAAGGGCAATATCTATGGAAGCACCTGCTCCTCAAATGATTGAACCTGATTATGAAAGTCCTGTTATTTCTTTTGAGGGTCAAGGTCTATATGCTGGTAGAAATGCTGGTAGAGGATTATATGCTGGACGAGGAATGTTTGGTGGGGCAATTTCTTATGGTTGCGGTTATAGAAATCCCAAGAGTTTTGTTTCTGGTGATTTAAGTAAGGAAAATCCTGCTCTTCGTTCACAACCTCAATTCACAAATAGTATAATGAGAAGACAAATGGGAAGACCAGTAGGAATTTTCTAATTAATTATCTTTTATGTACGTAGTTGCCATATTCACGCTACTTCCCATTTCTTTCATGTCTTCTGCCAAACTATTATTTTGTTTAATCATATCACCATATTTTGAAGTCAAATATGAATGTCTGAGGGCATTGATAGAGGCTTTCTTACCAAAAATTTTATTTAATCTTTGTGTGATTTTGACAGACGATAATGGATTCATATTACTATCAAAAAATAAGTATTCAGTAGGGTTAATCTTGATCCATTTGTTTAAAATAGTTTTCAAAGCAGGACATATTTTAACACGCTGTTCTCCGTATGTTTTTGCAGTCTTATATCTGTTAAATACCATGAATCCCTTATCAATATAATTATCGTGTTCTTTATCTATATTTTTAATTTTAAAAGCAGACGAGAAATCAAGCGACCTACGGGGAGGACAGAAGAATCCACCTAATATAGCAATTAAAATAAAGTTCTGAATCTGTTGATAATCGTTTTTTACCAAATGAGATTTTTTATAGAGCAAATCCGCATTCTTCTTGAGTTCCGAGAAAATATTATTTAACTCGTCATTCTCAACCCAGTTCTCTTTTTGAGATTCTGTTTTCTCTTGTTTCTTAATATCAGCATTGTAATTATTAATATCGTCTAACATGGATTCACGATATTCTTTTTTATCAGTAATGACTACCAAAGCTGATAATATTGTTTTTCTTCGGTTAGGTGGTAATTCTTCTAAATATTTCAGAATCTTACTTGTTTCATTAAATTTATCAGTATCGATTTTATCCCCTTTAGAATATTCAAAAACTTTCTTATAGAGACTACTTAGTACTGAATTATATGTTTTGATTGAAGAGGCAGATAGACTTGGGCGCTTGCCCTTAATAAATTCGGTTAAATCCATTATATATATTAATAACTATATTTATTTTAATAATATATTTTTAATATTAAATAATATTTAGGGAAAAATTAATCATTCGTTTAACAATGAAATTATTTTCTAATAGTATAGTATAATAAGAATGACAGATTTGAAGAGAAACTTACAAATTTTGAAGAATGATATTGAGTTCGGTTTAAGCAGTGAGAAGAGATTAATGAATACGCTGGGAAATAAGTTCGGTTCGGATATACAGAAGACCACAGACAAGTATTGTAATTATGATTTTTATACAGCAGATAAGAAAATTGAATTGAAGACTAGGCGTTGCAACTACAACACATACCCAACAACAATAATACCAATAAAGAAAACCCAGCAAGACGGCAATCTCGTCTTTTGTTTTTGTTTCACTGATAAACTTTGCTATATTGAATATGGTAAGGAGAAATTTTCTAAATATAGAATCGAAGATATTGAGTATGTAAGAGCATTCGGGCAAATTACTCAAGTTCCACATTATCATATACCTATAGAAGATTTAGTTGAGATAGAAATGACACATAAAGAAGAAAAGAATGAAAAAAAATATTTAAATTAAGAAATAGATTAAATAATATCAAAATAAAATGATTTTTAATATTATTTATTGCTTTTATAGTGTTATTATTACGATAATACTAAATTAAAAATTTTTAATTAAAAATTTGCTTCATAAATGATAAGGAAATATGATTATATATATTAATAATCATATTATGTATTAGATTATTTAATATTATTCTTAATTTTCGGTTTATTTTAAAACTCAGTATTAAAAGAAAAACAATTATCATTTACTTTTTTATTTGCCAACGCATAATCGCTCACTTTGGACTCAAAGAAATTTGCTTTTCGTTCTATACTAATTAACTCCATGAATTGAAAAGGGTTCAACACATTATATATTTTATTGACATTCAATTGTAAACATAATCTATCAGCCACAAATTGTATGTATTGAGTCATTAATAAAGAATTCATACCAATTAAACGACATGGCAATGCCTCCCAAATAAAATTCGTTTCTATATCAACTGCTTCTCTTATGATAGTGTGTATGATCTTTTCAGATAATTTATTTTTTAACTTATTATATATAGCAATTGCAAACTCCGCATGTAATGCCTCGTCTCTCGATATCAGTTCATTACTGAAACACAATCCAGGTAATTTGTTTTTTTGTTTAAACCAATATATAGCGCAGAACGCACCAGAGAAATATATTCCCTCAACGCATAGAAAACCAACTAATCTCTCTGTAAAGTTTGAACTACTTTGAATATATTTTCTTACCCAATCTGCTTTTCGTTTTACACAATCAAAATGATTAATTGCATTTAATAATTTATTCTTTTCATTAGAGTCTCTTATATATGTATCTATGAGGTTGCTATATGTAATCGAATGTATACCCTCCATGGCTAGTTGAAATCCATAAAATAATCTTGCTTCGGCATTTTGAATTTCATTATAAAAACGCAATCCTATGTTCTCACCGATAAGACAATCCATTTGATTGAAAAAAGCAAGTATTAAAGAAATAAAATGTTTTTCATTTGTATCAAGACTCAACCAATCATTCAAATCTTTTGACAAATCAATTTCTTCTGGTATCCAGAAACAGGCTACTTGTTTCAGATACATTTCATATAAATCGTTATGGTGAATGGGTAATATCGATAATCTACTATCGTCGGGTTCTAAGAGGGGCTCTGGTAGGATATTCATATTATATATATCTAAATACTTATTTTTATGGCTCAACTATTTTATTTTCTTTTTTCGCTTTATAATATTTTCTCTGTCTTGCGTTAATTTCTTGTCTATGTTCTTCACGATATTTCTTAAATTTTTCGTTAATTTCTTCTCTATGCTCTTCACAATATTTCTTACGTTTTTCTTTTAGTTCTTGTTTATGCTCTTCACAATACTCTCTATGTCTTGCGTTAAGTTTCTTTTTATTTTCTTCGTAATATTCTTGTTTGCTTCTTGTTGGTATAACTTTATTGACACATTCATTATTTTCAATATAAAACCTTTCCCGTTTATGCAGTTCGTCTTTTGAATTACAAGGATACAACTCTACAAGCACTATTTCATAGTTATTATTTTCTAAAATCTTCCAAGAATACGCCTTACGTATTCCATTACTTTGTTTCCACTTTTTATAATCTCCATTATGTTTTGCTAATCTTCTTGCCAATGTAGGTTCAATTGTTGAACCATAATATGTCAATCCAGTTGTATTGCATACAATCTTATATATTTTCCCTCTTTGATATGACATTATGAATAGTATAAAATAGTATATTTAAGTAGTTTATTTCAATTTTATATAATTTATTTCCCGTCTCTATTACTATAAAAATCTGTTGTACCATGTCCGATTTCTGTTTTGTTTCGCTTTGATTTATCCTCAGATTGAAAAAATTGTTTCAAAATCCACTCATTTTTCAAGTGGTCTTTACTTACAGCCAAATCCTCAAATAAATCAACAAAAGCCTCGCAATCACTATACAAGTGTCCTGATCTTGCGGGTGAGGCATTCACAAAATGTAAGAGAGCAAGGCAATAATAACCACATACTTCAGCAACTATGGACTGCAAATCTTTTTTTTGATATGGCATTTTCATACCTGTGAATTCCTCAACTTCAGTGGGGCAACCCACCCCATAAGAATCAAAATAAAATGGTTCTATTTTCCCATTCGGATATTTATTTACTTGAAAGCAAACCCAATGCGACCCGTCGTTGGGTTCTCCCTCATTATCATATTCGTCTTCTAAATTGACAATATATGATTTATTATATTGTAAAGGTTTCTCGTTTTTTAAATCACTTTTGAAACCACAAAAGACCAGTGGTATTTTCATGCGCTTACATAAATCTTCAATTTGAAAATTTGTTAATGCCATGTATATATTTAATGAATATATTAATTTATTCCTAAATCGTTATTTACCACAAAATACGACTAGCAAAAAAACCTGGTGTACCTTTCTGATTCATATCTTTCTTATGTCGTATTCTATATAATCGTCTGCGTTCCTTTGCATATCCCTTAGAGGCTAATCCTCTATCTTCTAATTCCATGTAAGAGGGGTAATCCAGGTATTTAGGGTCGCCTATATAACAAATAAAATCCCCCTCTGAATCATACACTTCAATTTTCTTTTTTGGGTTATCACTAGGAAATATTTGTACTCCTAATTTCTTTGCCTGTTGATAACTATATGGTTTAATTATATATAATGGTTTTGTTTGAGAACTCATTTATAAAACCACTATATTTTTTTTCATTTATCTTTTTTTATTTTGTTTCAGAAGTTTTGTTTTCAATAATTTGAGAGAATTTATTACTCATTAGTAAATTATTCTGTTTGATATTTATACTACATTACTAACCTCGCTTTTTTCGTTTTGATTTGAATGTGAAATCCTGAACTCTTCTTCTTTTTCTTCTATAGTTGTATCACGAACAACTTTAATACAACATATCTTGCATTCTTTACATTTAGATTTATAGGCTAAAGAGCAAATCTTAATAATAAGGGCCGACGCTGTTGATATGAAAGCAACCCAGAAAACTTCACTCAACATTGTTATATATTATTATATATTATTATTATAATTTAATATATGTCTAGTATAATATGCCTATTATATTAAACCCACAATTGTATGAAAAAATTAAACAGAAAGCAGATAAAATTTATGAAAAACCCTCTGCTTATAAGAGTATGTATATTCAGCGTCAATATAAAATAAATGGTGGTGAGTATGGTGAGGATGGCAAACCAAGAAATCTGGATCGTTGGAAAAAAGAAAAGTGGCAAGATATTGGTGGTAAAGATTATCCTGTTTATAGACCTACCAAGCGAGTATCAAAGGATACCCCATTAACAGCCAGCGAGATTGACCCAGATAATCTGAAGAAACAAATTAAATTGAAACAAGAAATTAGAGGTGATTATAATTTACCGAAATTTATCAGAGGAACTGGTGTGTTCTATAAAAAATAAAAAGTTATTTATGATTTTTATTTTCCTTTTAGGGTTTTCATTTTCAATAATTTGAGAGAATATATTTTTAGTATTGACTATTTTGTTATTTAAATATTCAATAAGGCAATTTTATACTGAACCCCATTAATAGTCAGGCGTAAGTGTTGTCCCGCCGAACCTCCTGCAGTGGCTGACGTCAAAGTATCTCCAGTTAATATTAAACCTGTTGTGGTAAGGGCTCCCACTCCATTTTTTGTTGCTAATGTGATTGCTCCACTACCAGATGAGGTTGAGGCGTCTAAAATTACACCACCTGCACCAACTGTCGCCGTGCTTTTCATAGTAAGCCCTGCACTCGTAGTAGATATAGTGGAAGTTTGTCCTGTTGTTCTGGAATTAACTTGTAATTCTAAGCAACTCATAGTAATTCTGGGATTCGTTCCTGCCTGAATAGTCATTATATTATCAAATACTCCCGACGTAGATTGGACTTGAAAAATAAAAGGGGCACTATTCGTAGTTGTTGAAAATTTCAACCCCGAAGGAGCAGCGCAAATCATTTCTTGAAGTCCTGACGCTTTGTTGAGTGTTATATTATTACTCATAGTGGTTGTCCCTGACACTGAAGCAGATCCTGACATAGTGGTTGCCCCACCTATATTGGCTGTCCCTGTAATCGAGACAGAGGGAATGGTCTCAGCTCCTTGACCTATGGGGAATCGCAAATATCTGGCGTCGCCTTGATTTATTGTTAAACTTGAATCACCACTCACTGCATTAAAAACACCACTATTAAATTGTGATAAATCTTCTGTTGGAGGATTATATGTTGCCATGGTTATATATAACTAAAGATATATTTTTTTTTATTAAATTTATCTTTTATATAATTAAGCAATACGAACTGCATATAATTTTGTATAACTTTGTGAAGGAGTAGTAATTTGATAATCTCCAGAAGTAAAATCAACACTTATATTTAAAAATACATTGGGAAAGATACTTCCAGTAGAAACTACTATTTCATTTATTCTTTGTATATAAAATTCACTGGTAGTTGTAATCAGTTGGGCGGTTTCTATCATAGCCCCTGTGCTTATAACTGAACTACTTGAACCAATTGAAATAAATTGTTTCCTAATAGTGCCTCCAGCATTAATATAAAACCCCCCTTGACCGAACACATTCCACACACCCGCTGGTAAAAGCAGTGTTGCTAAGTTATAAGGTGTTAAAACTACTAATGTATATGGATTAGGACTTGGGGTTGTTGCTGAACCAAATTTTATAAATCCTAACTGCCCCGCTGTAGGTGCTGTATACGTAGTTGGTAAATTCGTATTAGATTGTAATGTGAGTTGTCCTGTAATTGTTGACGTTGTACTGCATACTAGATTGTTTGCTATTGTAGTGTTATTATAATCGGTTGTGATAGCGTCAATAGGTATTCCTGTGCTGTTTTTTACTCTGAATATCATTGAATTGGAATTAGTCGTATTCTCACATACAAAACTTGTCCCACTCTGCCCTACATTCGTTTGATTTGATCCACTTCTATATGCAACAACATTATTATTTTCAAAAAATAAAGTATTAAAAAAAGTAGCGCCACCATAGGCAAATACATAATCTACACTCCCTCCAATCGCATTTTTATTTCTTAATCTGATTTCACTTGAATTATAATTATTTTCAATTAAATATGAACTTGTATTTGCTTGACTTAAAGTTGTAGATACTGCGTTTGTGCTATCGTATTGAATTATTGCTGACCCATTATAGTGGGTATTTGAACCAGAAAATGTTGAACCTTTCAAGGCGTTTGTTCCTGTTCCTGTCTGGGTAATCACACCAATACCAGACTGCAATAAATTACAATCTACATTTTGCGTAATATTTTTTAGGAGATTTATACCTGTTCCTGCCTGTGAAAGAATACCTGTACCTGATTGCAAAAAATTTGTATTTGCGTTCATGGTGATTGCTTTTAATAGGTTTATACCACCAGTACTTGACGATTGGTCTATGATTGAGGTTGTTGATTGTGTTATATTTGTTCCTGCAACCATGGTGATTGCTTTTAAGGTGTTGACTCCTGTCCCACTTTGCGAAATAATACCTGTGCCTGATTGTAAAAAATTTGAGTTTGCGTTCATGGTGATTGCTTTTAATAGGTTTATACCACCAGTACTTGACGATTGGTCTATGATTGAGGTTGTGGTTTGAGTCAAATTTGTTCCTGCGTTCATAGTGATTGCTCCCATAGTGTTAACCCCACTGCTTGAAGTCTGGTTTATTTTACCAGTTCCTGAATTAAAAATAATATCAAAATTTGCTAACATAGTGAGTTGTCGCAGTAGTGCTCCATTACCACCTCCTGTCTGGTCTATGCGACTTACACCTGCAGCAAATGTAATATCTCCCTGAAATTCAGTTGGATTCAATATATTTGTTGAAGTGGTTGAAGCCTGAATTATTTTACCCGAACCCTGCATAGTTAAATTATTATTTGTTCCCATGGTTATGGGAGCATTCAAAGAAATTGCGTTATAAGCAAATGTATGGTTTACTGGGGTGCCACTTGCGTTTTTATTTCTCAGAGTTATGGTGCTTGAGTTATACTGATTTTCAATAAGAAAATTCGTTGAATTTTGATTAAGATCTGTCGCATAAGTTTGTGTTGAATCAAGGAACGCAAGAATTGAACCAAAATCCAACTCTGCTCCTTGAATATAGGTATACGTATTAGTAAGGTCTAATGAAGGTGAGGTTATCTTGACTGAACCTGTGCCAAAATTATGAATATCAAGAGTTCCACCTATTTGGGTAATATAGGAAGCAATCGTATTTGTTGAATCTAATAATTCAATAAAATTAGAACCTGAAAGACTCACTTTACCTGCCATGGATAGCCCTGTTGAATTTATTGTTGCTATATTTGTGTATGTTGTCCCCGTTCCATGCGAAAACACATGATTTCCTGTTGAATTAGTATTATAACGCAGTGTAAAGGGATTTATTGTAATACTATAATTTTCGGCGTAATTTGTAGGACTGACTTCAAAGAGTGTGATTTGCTGGACGCTTGTTGAATTTGTGAATTT